CATCGTTTATTTTGTTGTAAACTATTTCGGTCAAAGATTCCATCATTTCCCCAGTTTCGTGCAGCAAAATAGTCTTAACAAAGTTTTTCCCATCCACGTGAACAATCGGCTGTAGTACCGAGATACCGTTTGAGTTTAGCGTTGGAATAACTGCCTCCCGGATTGCGTTTAAATCTGCGTACTTGCTTTTAAAAAATGGATTTACTGCGCCTTTTTTGGCGTTGCTCATTTCGGATTGTGCTTTTAATAAAGCGGTTGCAATGTTTTTCATAAGATAAGATATTAAAATTAATTATTGTTTTAAAATGATATTGCCATACTACTTTTGCGTGGCGTTGTTGATACTTTAGGCACTTGAACTCCAGCCGCATCGTAGATTTCGTTTTGCGATTTTAAAGCTAACTTTAGTAAGTCCTCACGTTCTTTTAATTCTCGGTTAATATCACTCCAAACTTCGCAATCTTTGTAATTGATAGTTTCGCCTCCACTTCGGAACGTACCTTTTAATCCGTACCCCTCAAAGTTTTCTTGTGGGAGAACTTTTATAAGTTCTGCATTAATAACATCTAACGCTTCGCCCATTCTTTTGGCTTGTGCTAGTAGTTCAATTTTGTCAATCTCTCCAGCATCTAACACTTCTTTAATAAATGTTTGTGCGGAGAACTGGATCTCTTTTTTGTTTGGAAGGAAATTTTGCGTGTCAATCTCTTGTTGGCGCATTAACTGAAATAAATCTTTTGACATAATGTTTAAATTAAAAAATCCTAACTTAAATCCTACGGGTCAGCATAGGCAAAGTCAGGATAGATTATAGTTTTTTTTCAATCTCTGACCAGATTGTTTTGCAAAGATATTAAAATAATTGTTCTTGTTTAATTTTTTCTTTAAATCTTTTCTCAGCTTCTTTTAAATTTAAAATAGCTTGTTTAAAGTAACTATCTTTTAATTCAATACCTATTGCTTTCCTACCCATAGAAACGGGGCTAAAAACCTCACTACCTACACCCATAAAAGGAGTTAAAACAACTTCATTAGGATTTGAATACAATTCTACAATCCTATCGATAACATCTAATTGAAGCGGATGCACGTGTTTTTCATCATCTTCTTCTTTACTATCTCTAAAAGGCAAAACGTTATCTATACGAATATCATCCCAAACACTAGATGCGTAACGTTGCCAAATATAATGATTCAATTTTGTGATTTTATCATCTTCATTTATGTTGTTTAAATGTTCCCATAATTCAACCTCGTTAAGATTAGAATTATTAGCGTTATTCCACGCTCTTAATATGTTTGGAAGTATTGGAACTTCACCAGCGTAATGATTCATTCCGTAAGGATGCACTACTGGAGTTTCATTTTCACCTTTTTTAGTAAATATCAATACATAATCAGGCATTGCGGTAAAGCATTTTGTTGAATCTTCAACTATAAATTTATGCATTAAAGATTGGACCATTGTACGCATACGAACTTTTAAAGGCTCTTTCCAAATTGTAATGCGGTTACGATATTCAAAACCGTACTTTGTATGTATTCTAATAATCTCGTTTGGAAAATCCCAAAGCCTACAAGTATTGTCAAATACATCTGTACAATGAACAGCAGTTATACGACCTTTTTTTGTTACCCTTGCTATTTCAGAAATTAAAAACTCATATTGTTCTAAAAATTGTTCTTTGCTTTCGCAGTTGCTAAAATCGTTTTCACTACTTGAATAATTGTATAATCCAGCAAACGGAGGACTATAAACTGAAAGATCAATACTTTCATCTGCCAAAGTTGGCATTACTAACATACAATCGCTATTATAAATAGCGTATTTGTCTGTAACTACTTGGTCTTTTACTTGGTTTTTCATAATTAAATAAAGTTAGGTTTGATAATTTCTTTGTTAAATTCTTTTACTTTGTGTTCAAATGAACGATTAACATTTTCGGTTAAATTTTTATGCAATTCGATTGCTTTTTGTGTCTTTTGCTGTAAGGCTTCTAATACCCTTGTTTGTCCATCTGAAACAACTAAATCAATAGTTACATCTTTAGTTTGTCCAAAACGCCAAAAACGTCTTATAGCTTGGTAATATTGTTCATAGCTCCAAGTTGGAAAAAATACCGAGTGATTGCAATGCTGCCAATTTAAACCCATAGAAGTCATTTTAGCTTTTGTAATTAAACGTTCTATATCACCATTGGCAAACGCTAAAAGTATTTCTTCTTTTTTGTCTATGGATTGAGAACCAATTATTTCAACTGCGTTTTTATCTGAATGTTTAAGTATTGAGCTTTCGTTGTTTGTGTTACACCAGTATACGCTAGTTTTTCCTTGCGCTAATTCAATAGCTTTTTCACATCGTTTTTCTTCTGTTTGCTTTTGTTCGTGTCTAACTTCTGTCATTGATTTAGCAATAGGAACAAACATACTCATTTGACCATCTAAGTCAAATAAAGATTGATTTTCTACAATATGTTTATTTATAATCAATTTAGGTAAATTATAACGATCATTACTAAAACCTAAATCGCTTGGCATTTTTGCCATAATCGACCATTGATTAACCCATGCAAAGAAATCTTTTTCAGCGTGAGGCTTTAAATAAAACTTTTCACCAATATTACGGTTATTACTATCTACGCTATTTTGATTGTTTTTAAAAAACTTTCCTAGCATATCCATATAACCCATATAACCTAGCGCCTCGCTACTTGTACCTAATTCGATAAAATCATTTGGGGATGGTGTCGCAGTAGATAAAAATCTAAAAGGTATTTTCTTAACAAAAGATGTTACTTCCTGTTTAATCTTTCCATCAAAGTTTTTAAGTATCGAACTTTCATCTAGTATAACACCCTCAAAGTCTTTTTCATTAAAGTAATGCAAACGCTCGTAATTACAAACTACAATTTTTTTAGTATGTTTTCCGTCTTTTGAATATTCGATATCTTCAATACCTAACTTTTCAGCTTCTAAAATAAATTGAAAAGCAACCGCCAAAGGAGTAAGAATTAATACTTTTTTGTTTGTGTGATTTACTATGTTTTTAGCAAGTGAAAGCTGCACTAATGTCTTACCTAATCCAGTATCTAAAAATACTGCGCTACGACCTTTTAAAATAGCTTTTTCAATAACATACTTTTGAAAATCAAAAGCAATCTCTGGAATGTAATTTGCCTCAAATCCAAAGTTTCCTATTGAATGTCTTTTTTGTTCTAAGAACTTTTGATATTCTGTCATTATATTAAAATTAAAAAACCCACTCAATGACCGCCAAGTGCAAAGAGTGAGTTAATTATAAATTCAATCTTGGCGGATTTCTTTTGCAATAATAGTAATTTACATATTACCATCAAAATTTTTGCGAATAATTGTATCGATTTTTTTACTTATATCGTTAAAATAAGTCGTTTTGAGAATCGTATCGGTTGTTGCTAACTCGTTATTCATTTCCTCAAACAAAGCGATTAAATCTAATCTAGCTTTTTTCATCTTTGGAGTTGTCGCTTGCAATTCGTCTAAATTCTCTAGTAATAAATGCGATAAGCATACTAGCTTATGCATTAGCTGGTCTTTGTGCTTGCTCATAAATAACTTTTTGCAGTATTATTTAATTTACTTTCAACTAAAATACATTCATCGTTCTGCTCCCACTCGTCAATAATTCGATTAAGTTTTTTAGAACTAATCGCCATTCGGTTAATAAATGTTTGCCTACCAAAGTACTCAAATCTAAACCATAACTCGATGATGGTTATTTTTAATCGGCTGTAATCTTTTCTTCTATCCATTGTCTTTATCTTTAAATCTATCCTCCCAATCAATATCCTGTATCATTTCATCGGGGAATAATAACATACAAACAATAAACACAATCAAAAGAAGTAAGTACACAGCTATAAAGCTAAGTACTACGATGTTTTCTGCGATGTAGTCCATTAGTATAAGTTATTAAGTTGCTGAATCGGGTTTTGAAATATCTCGTCAAACACTTTAGTCGCCTGGTCAAGTTGAGGAAAGTCTAAAACTTCCGCATCTTGCACCTCCCAATCGTTTATAAGTGCTTGCATTAATTCTCTAGCTTGTTTGAGTTCGTTGTTTAAACGCTCGTTTTCTTGTCTTAATGCGTTTAGTTGTTGTGCTTGAAATTTGATTAAATCTTCCATTATTTAATTTCTTTTAGTTTGTTAAAAATATAAGTATTGTCGCCACATACCGCTTGGCAAAGTTCAACTATTTTCTTGTTAACCGCTTCTCGGTATTTGATGCGGTTTGTTAAATCTCTGATTTTGCTTTCTAAATCGCAAATCTCGTTTTCCATTTGCTCCTCAATAGTCAACTCCAATTCTGTTTCCTCTTGGTTCGCTGGGTGGCTACTGTTGCCAACTCCTAATACAAAGTGATCGTAATTCATAATGTTAATTTTTAAATGTTTCTAAATAATATTCTTTTCCTATTCTGTTTTGATCTTCACAAGCTACATCAAAGGCATCTATAATTTGTTGCTTTTCTAGTTCTAAAAACCAGTAATAACTATTTATAAAATTTCTACCATCTACCGAGTGCGTGTTAAATAAACTAGGATGTTCTGTTTCTAATCGTGAGAATAACTCTTGCATCGCTGTTTTCATAATTATCTAATTTCGTCAATGTAAATTGTTCGTGATGGAAGCGCATCAATTTTAGCACGCTCCTCAATAGTTTCTAGGTAGTAATCATCTTGGCAATCATAGCCTTTTGATTCAAGTTCATTTTTAGCATCAAGAAATGATTTAGCTTTTACGGTTTTAATAATGCCACCGGTGTGATAAGAAGTAAGGTTAAATGTTTTCATTAGTATCTAAATATTATTTGCGTTAGAAACCATACTGCTGCGCCAAACGCAATTAAATACTGCCAATCGTTTTTTTGAAATCTGTTCATAATAAATGTTTTTAAAGTTTGATAGGGCAAATATAGAATCTAAATTGTAATAAAAAAATTTTTTTATATAAAAGTTTATTTGTAGGTTTGCAAAATGAAAATAACCCACATTAAAACAATTCAAAATCCGAAGTTTATAATAGTACGCCACTATGATAATTCTATTGTAACTTTACCATCTGAATTTCGAGTAGTTGAACAGGATGCAATAGGTTGCTGGCGTGTGCGGATTATCGATAAAATACCAAAGGAATATAAACAATCAAATCAATTAATATGGCAGGCAGACCAAAAAAAGGAATAGAGAAACGAGAACCGTATAACGGAAAACTTGAAAAGTATAAGATTGAAGTTATCGGAGGTACAAAAGAATGTAACCGATTAGCTTATGAATATTTAACTACAAAATACAATGAAAGAAAATAACGAGGGGTTGGTGCTTTTAATAGTCATTCTATTAGTAGCAATAACTTATGGCGTTTTAGTTTGTTGGTAATTAAAATAAATTACTACATTTGTCATTCATAATGTTTGATGTTTGATAGATTAGAAAAGCCGCTATTTATTTAGCGGCTTTTTTATTTCATCTTCAATCGGAGGTATTCCTTTCCATTTGTTGACTGGTATTTGTATTCGCACCCAGTCTTTACCCTCTTTTATCCATTCGTACTGTGGAATCAAATCATCGGAAATTTAATAGTTCCTTTGTAATATCTGTAAGCTAAATAACAAATTAAAATTATAAGTAGCCATAACCAATAAAACTGCAAAATAAAAGTACTCCAGTTAAACTGCTCCTTGTAAACTATCTTTGTGCTTTCAACTTTATTAACTTCAATCTCGTTACTAGCTGAATCAACAACGATTTTAGCCACTATCTTTTCACTTACTACAATAGTATTGTCTTTTCTTTTTTTCTTGCTTAAACGAGCGTTTTTGTATTTAGTTACTTTGCCCTCGTTGTTGGTTATTTCGATTGGCTGGGTTGTGTCAACTGCTTCAATTACGATTTCATCTGTTTCAACATCATAAACGAGTACTTTTTTATCAATAGAAGTGCTATCGGTTTTCACTACTGCAATAGTTGTAGCAATACTATCGGTTTTCTTTTCCTCTTTGTTAATTGTTTTTGCTCCGCAGGAAACAATAAGAAATGCAAGTAGTAAATATTTCATTTTAAACGATTTTATAGTTAATAATGCGGATGTTTTTTAATTCGTAATTGCCATCGCCTCCAACTTTAACGTGAGCAAATCCATGATTATAATTATTGTAAGGCGCATACTCGGGTTCAAGTCCGCAAAGGCACCCAGTACTCCACGTTGTAACTACTTCCCCGCTTAAAGTCTTTTCTGTGTGTTCGCTAGTGCGATGGTGGTGGCCAACAAGTGCGCTTTCTTTTGCTTTTAAAAATAACCCCCTCGCTGGATTAACCGGAGGCGCAAAACCGCCATACCATTCGTGTCCGTGTAAGATAGGTAATTTCCCCGCCATTGCAATTTGCTTATCTTTTACCAAAGTTACTCCAAACTCTCTAAAGCGTAATATCTGCTCAAGTTTAAAATCGTCAATCCCTAATAGTTCGGGTGCTTTTAATTGTAAATAATGCTCCCATCTCGCTTCGTGGTTTCCTATCTTAAAATAAATCGGGCATTTAAACATACCTTGTACCAATTTTAAAAACTCCCTAGTCATTTCCAACTCCCCAGCTAGATCCCGCAATCGCCTATCTTTTGTAAATCTACTCGCTTGGTACATATCGATCGTGTCGCCATTCAAATAAACAGCGTTTACTTTGTTTTCAAGTCCGTAATTCAAAGCTAGTGTAAGTGCGTGATTATCTTGATACGGTAAATGAATATCCGATAAAACTAAAATATTGTTTTGTCCTTTTGGAATGATGAAAGGCTCTAATTTTGAGTAATCGCTTTCAGGAAGTTCGGAAATTTGTCTCATTGCTAATTTCTTCTCCTCTGCTGTTCTAACTCCCTCTAGCGTGATGGATTTATTTTTACTTTCATTTCTGTACTGTCTAACCATTCCCCTAACTCCCTCTAGTGTTTTAAAATCTAAAGGGTTTTCAAAAAATATCATTCGTGAAATAGCCATCGTTGTAGCTTTTGGAAATCTTTTCAAATAAGATAATATAATATCTTTTTTGTAGGTTGCTGCGTTTTGGTTTCCTTTTACGCCCATAATTTTTGTTGTTTAGTTTCAACAAATGTAACCTTTTATCTATGCAAAATACAATTTAGCTTCAATAGCACGTCTTTTAGTAAGTCCGTTTAATACTTTGCCACCCGCTTTATTCCAAATCATAAAGGAGTTTGTAATTGTCGGATCGCTAGGATTAGCATTTACTTTTTTCAATAATGAACTTTTAGCAAGTCCAGCAAGTCCGATATTATAAGCTAGAGACACAATAGCGTTAAACTGGTTTTGATTAAGATTTGCTTTAATCATTTTATCTACATCAACTGCAAACCTATCCGCTATTGTTCTAAACATCCACGAGGCAGTCGCTAAACTAATTGGCTTGTCTTGCATCGTAACTTTTATTCCGCTAGGGTAAAAAATATTTCCCCACCCTATGGTCGCAACTTTTGCGCTACATAAATACGGAACTAAAGACAATCCCTCGAACCCTTGTATCAATTTGTAACCGTTGTCATCGAGTTTCACTTTGCTAATTTTTTTTGTTGGTCAAAATCTTTTTTCAATTTATCATACAAGCCTTTGAGTTGCTCATAGTCCTTTTCCAAAGCTGTATATTTTGAAGATAAATCCCGATGCTTTTCGGTGTCTTTATGATAAGATATTTGCATTTCATTAAATTGCTTCTGCATCGTCTTATAATTGTCCTTTACTTCTGTAAGTTCAGTCATAACCTCGCTCATTCTTAATTTATAATCTTCGAGGAATTTATTGTAAACTTCTTGCATTGCTGAAACTGCATCGGCATTACCTTTCTTTATATCAGTTTCGCCTTTTTTTATTTCCTGCGCTTTGGCTTGTTTACCTCCAAATACCCAAGCTATCGGAGTGCTTATTGCTCCTACTATCAACATCCAATTATTAACAATCCATTCCATAAACTACAAAAAATAAAAAAAAGTTATTACTATTCCGCAAAGTAAGAAAAATAAACCGACAATAAAGTCCTTATTACTCTCAAACATTTCAAGTTCTCCAATTATGCGCCCTTTCTTTTGCCACGCTTCAAACAACCATAAGCAAATGCCTCCTAAAAATGTAGGTACAAATATCTTAAACGCTATTTCTGTTGATACATAAGTGTCGCTTATTGTGTCTTTTAGTAGCCAAAACATAAAGCAACCCGCAATTAAAGCGATTGGTGCGTGTAAATGCCAACGATTAACTAATATTCTATTCCAACTTTTAACATCGCTTAGGATTGATTTAATTAAGTCTTTCATATTAGGTGTTTAAAATTGTTTCTAGTAAATCTGTTTTCTCTGTTTCGCTCAATGTTTCAACTTGCTTTGTAAGTAAATCAATAACGATATCTTTAACATTTGCGCTGTCATTAACTGCTATTTCAAAGTCAGTATCGATTAACTCTCCATCGTTCTGCAAATACGCTAAATATGCGTTATATTGCGTTGTTCCCTCTTGCATTATTACAAGGTTGTTATCAGCATCAAAGATTTGGTATTTTGAATTTTTATAGTACATAATTATTGATTTTTTACGTTCCCTATTGCGCCACCATCTAAATAACTTGCTATTGCTGCTGTTGCGTTATTTGAAATCCAAGTTAATAATTGAATAGTCCCAGTTGCATAATTAGGTATATTTGTTGCTAATGTATTTGTAGTTGAGATACTTGCGCCAGTTGCAATAGTTACCCTTTCAACTGTTACGATATAACTTGACGTTGTTTGCTCAATTGTAATATAGTAATTGTATTGTGAATCGGTACAAGGATATGAACTTCCTAAATCTATTGTTGTGGCTGTTCCACTTGCGTCATTGTGAACAACGTGCATATTAGTTGAACTTGATAACTGACAAACTCCCACAATATCAGTTAGTGTTGATGGCTCAACGTTGGTAGGTGGGCTAAATTGATTTCCTTTGCTTATTCCGCAAAAGAAACGCTGTCCTGACACGTTAGAATTAAATTGAATTTTACGAGTAAATACAACCTCTAAACCTGTTAATATCATACCATCATTTTTTCTCATAAATGCTATTGTTCCTGCTGATGCAGTTGAAGAAAAAGGAATTAACCCTCTTAATAAATTACCGTTCCCAGCAATAGCAAATGTATTTCCCCCTAACCTTTCAGAATAACCATAACCAGCAGCTACTCCCGTTGAAATACTATTAGGAACAAACCAAAAATAGTTATCTCGCATTATAGCTTTTTGAATCGAATCAAAAATTAATGTAGATGTATTTTGTTTGTTGTTAAATGTTGTCCAATCCGCTGAACTTAAAGCACCCCTATTACTTGCGCTTGCTGTTGGTAAATTAAACGTGTGAGTTGCTGTGGTAGAGTTAATAGCAAAATCAGTTCCTGTTGTTCCTACTGCTAAATTCTGTACTTGTGCTGTAAGTCCATTTAATGCAGTTAAACCAGTTGAAAAGGTTGTTATTACTTGACAAAGATGATTGTCCTCTGTGTGAAGTGTAATAGTTCTTCCACTATGTGTAACATAAATTCTTACTGCTAATCTATCAGTTGCTAATAAAGCAGTCTGTGGTACTGCTAAAGCACTAACATACAAATCTATACTTGTGCCTCCTGTTATATTCTCAGGCGTTGCAGAGCTACTTGCAATTAAAGATAGAGTTGCTCCATCCCATTTGTATAACTCAACGTAAAATGATGGGCTTCCACCATTACTTGAAGCACTAAAATAGGTTTCAAAATTCCAATTTCCTGCTGGTATCTCTAATTGATTTGGTACTCCAGCATCTGTAATAAAAGATTGAATATAACCATTTGCATTTATTGTAAAATCTGTACCCGCACCTAGAATTGGTGTTCTATCCATTTCTTTAAATGCAACTCCTCCAAATGTGCCTTGTGAAACTGAACCATTAAGATAAAAAGATAATGATGAACCGCCACCGCTTGAAGTTGGAAAATTAGCCAAAGTACCATCGCCACGAACGTATTGAGATACTGCTCCTGCACCAGTAACAGTTAATGTACCACTTGTAGTAACTGGGTTATTTGTAACTGTAAAAGCACTAGGCATTGAAAGGTCTACGGAAGTTACTGTGCCACTTCCTCCACCGCTTGACTTGTTTGTTATTGTTAAAAACCAAACTTGTATGCCATCTCCGCCCACTCCAAGACATTTTAACATACAATAATCGTCAGGTTGTATTGTAATATCTGTTACTTCTGCACCTTGATAATAAACGTGTGCATCGGTAGTAAATCTATAAGAATCTAACGTTTGAGAGGTACCATTATCATCAGCAAAACCAGCTTGAAATCTAATTGTAGAGTTATTAGGGAATATAATATCTTTATCTAAAAATAACCCACCAGTTCCCACTCCCTGTGTAGCTAAATAATTTTCAGTTAAAGCATCTCCTAATTGAAAAGTTACAAAAACATCTGTACCTATTCCCGAAGCATTACCAACTAAATCACCAACTGTTAAGACTTGCGTTAAATTAGGTATAAAATTATTGTATATTTCCCACACCGCTGCGCCAGTACTTGCATCGGTACATTTGTAAGTAGTACCATCGTCTAAAGTCCAAAGTGAATCAACTTTAAATCTTAAAGTAACATCAAAAGTTTCATCAGGTATTACATCAAAGCAATTTGTTGAGTGTCTTATAAGTCCGTTGTTATCAAATACGTGTCTTATTCCAGCTTGCCACATATCTTCATAATCTACCGAGCAAATCCGAGATATACCACCGTCGCCACCAAAATCGTATGTTCCCTTTTTAAGCAAAGAAGTATTTTCTAATTCTATTGCATCGGCATCGTTTATAAGTATGTTTTCGCCACCCGTTGCATTGCCTAAAACTAAAGTTTGTGCTAGTGTTTGTGAACCGCCGCCACCGCTTGTTCTAGTTACATTAACCTCAATAATATTAGGGTTAACCGTAATATCAACTAAATCAATCGTTTCGTTAATCGTTATATCTACTGCCATTATCTTGAAATATCATCGTTAATAATAAACAATCCACTAATCCACGTAACAACCGTATCATCCGCTAAAGTAATCTGAATGTCATATTGGTAAGTACACGCAGGAATATTGATAATTTGCTCATCGATTTGAAAGTCGCCACCTACTGCATCGGTAATAGTTAAAGCTGGAGTAAACATAACAACGCCTCCTGGTTCTTTTCTAAGTTGCATCAAAATAACTGCACCAGTTAAATCGAGATCAACATCATTTACCTTTATGTTTATCGGTGTTTGGTAAAATGTATCCCCTCGTTTGTGCGTGAAATTTACTGTTCTCATTGCTTAAATACTTTTCTAGTTTTTTTATATTGTCCTCTGTTCGCTTGTCAACTTTTCTCATTCTAAAAATAGTTGTTATTTGGATCTAAAAAGTACCATCGATTTAAAATACTACTTTTATTGTAAACTGGAGGCACGATTTGACTGTCTGCGCTTAAATACTCTGGCAATTCGTTTAGCATTAACCAACGCTCTAAACGCCCTTGATACATTTCAGCTTTTAATCTTTGGTTATTTACTAAATAATCAACTTCAGTTTTGTCAACTGCTGCGGTGTTTTCGGGTTGCGTTTTATAAATACCGTTATTTGTAATCTTGTAAGCACCTACTAAAAGGTATTCTACTGCGCTCTGATGAATCAAAAAAGGTTTAATGTAATCATCAAACAAAGTAAGATATAAACCGCTTAAATCGTCGTTTCCAAAGTCTACATCTATTTTATTGAATAGCGTTTCCCCTAGAATTTCCTCAAGCCTTGTTCGTTGTGCATCTGCAATGCAAGGGATGTATAAATCAATATCTATATTGCCACCTAGTAAGGTGTTTTTTGTCAATTCGTTTTCTCGTAGCCAAATATTCATAATACTTTTTTTTGTAGGTTACATATCGTGAGGTGCGATATAGACTTTTTGTGGGTTTGTTGGTGCTATCTCTCCCGCTTTTCTTACATCTGCTGGAGTCGATGGTTGAGCCGCTGTATTTTTACCAGTTCCTATTTTTCTGTACATCTCTCGAACCCAAAAATGTTTGCAAGTTCCAAAAGGGAAAGCCTCTGAAAGCAATCCGCCACCTTTCCAAAGAAAAATATCATAAGGTTGATTTGGGTTTGGTCGCATTCCGAATCCTGGATTAACATTTCGTTGGCTCATTAACTCAATATCCTCTTTTCTGTATAACTTATTTGCTCGCATCATAGCTTTGCAAAACTCACGCTCGGGGTTTGGATTGCCGCTATATCTGTAACGTGTAATATAAAGCTTTGTGTCTTGCTCTGAAACGCTTTTAGTTCGTGCGGTTCCAGTACTAACCGCTTCCATTGCAACATTCATCAATTTAACCGTTGTAGAGTTTAACCTTTCCATCTCGGCATCTCTCTCATCTTCTTTGTCGTAGTCTACCGGATCGGCACTAATCAACTCCCACTCGTTTAAATCTATATCTTCGCCTAAATCTGAAAAGTCATCGGCAGCCATTTGAATTGGCGTTACTATTGTTTCAGTTGGTGTAATTGTTGAAGCCTCACTTCTTAAACTTAAAAACTGCAAATCTAAACTAATACCGTTTGCCGATAGTATTTCCATCAAGCCATCAAGTATAATCTCTTGTTTTGGCGTTATAACGTTAATCATTAATTCAGCAAATCCAACCTTAATCTCTTCTGCATTTGAACTGAATCCGCTTGCCTCTTTTATACCTACCAACATTGGCGATGTAAGTTTGTGAGCGGTGCAAAGTTGTTGCCTAGCTTCAGCACTTAAGTACTCATATTGTTTGTGCGCCTCGCTAACATCCAACGCTGTAATTGTAATCTCACTTTCTTTATTATCGTTCCAATTTAAAAAGAAATTCCCCGCTTTATTGGATCCCGTTAAATTCTCACGAATCCTGCGAGTAGTTTCCATTATTTCAATCTCACTCGCTTGAACTCCAGCATTCATATTTATAATGTAGCCGAATGATAAACCGTTTTGAATATGCTTAATGCAATAGTTTTGAAATTCCTCTTCAAACTTTGCCCAACTTAATCCGGAAACGTAACTTGGATTGGAGTAGTAAAATTGTCCTACTTGGTAATCTTTGATAATGTAAATCTCGGACCGCTCACCGCCACCACTTCCAAATCCGAAAGCGTCATATCTTTCGGGCTTGTATTTTTGAACATTTGAAAAATCATAACTATACCAATATCCCGTAATATCCCCATCCTCGTTGGCTACTTCGGGAGCAACTCTCTCCTTTGCTATGTGGTAAACTTTTTTTACTTCATTATTCAAGTATTTCACTTCAACCGAAGCCTCGCCAAACATCTCAAAATCTTTGCAAATTTTTCTTAACTCCTTTTTATCAAAGATGGTATTTAATGCGCTCCACTCCTTTGGTTTGGTTAACTTCTCGTTTGAATCGATGCCTTTACCATAAATGAAATTGGCATAACTATCAATTATAGCACTATTTGTAGTTGATCCGTTATAAGCATCAATAATCGTTTTGTAAAATTCGTTATTTCTGCCGTTCAATACCCACTTTTTACCCTGAACTTCCTTAATTTCTGGGCGAATGTAGTTGCTTAATTGAATATCAAATACTCTTTGCGTTGGTTTATCGTACATAATTATACTTTTAATATGCCATTATTCATTTCGTAGTTTTCTAAATCTGTTTGAGCAGTACAATAAGCCTTACCTCTGTACGTAATTGCATCATTTTCGAGTATTGTACACTCAAAACTTTGCCCCTCGATGGTTTGAAAATCAGAAAATGTGATTATTAATTGAAAGTTTTGGTAAAAAACATTATCGTATTCAATAGAATAGGTAATATTTTTCAGTTCATCACGTAAATTAAACACAATCTCGCCACCATTATAACTAGATGGAATACATTTAAACGTGTGATTTGTTGCTACATTAAAGACTATCATATTAATAAGACTAAAATATATCGATTTGTAACAAAAAACCCATCAATTAAGATGGGTTTAAGTAGTAAGTTAAGCTAAAATTTAAGAAACAACCGTTGCAGATACAAAAGTTAACAATTCAGCTTTTGTAGTATTATCTAAGAATGGAGATAATGAACCCTCTTCGGCTGCGATTGTCAAAGTGTAACCTGATAAATCTCCACCCGCTGCTCCAGTAGCTTTTGTACAGTTGCTCATCGTTCCGTTGGTCAATCCAACTAGATGAATGTTACCGTTGTAATCTTCAACAAATACAAATGGTCTGCCTTGACAAATTAATTGTACCTGCGCTTGTAAATCTGCCGCCAATTTTGGAAGCGTAACCGCCAAAGATTGAGCAACCATATAAGTTCCGTTATCTTCTGAACTTGTGCCAGTTTCTGTTAATGCGTTGGTAGTTGCTTTTACTTCATATTTAAAAACTTCGTCTAAAGTTCCCAAATCTGTAACCGCTTGCGCAGCTACTACAAAACCATAAGAATCGTAATTCGCAAAGTAAAGGTTTTTAATACCTCCTCTTTGATTTTTACAATTATTCAAAAGCCTTCCCGCTGTGATAGGACAATATGCCATAATATTTTTATTTAAAATAAAGGGGGAAACTAATCCCCCTTAGTTACTTCTTATCCTCCGTAAAGTACTCCTTTTGTAGCTTGTCCTACGTTCGCTGCCAAAGTGTAGATTGAACGTACAAATTGAACATCGCCATCGTTAACCAATTTACCTACTTCGAATCTGTTTACGTCATCAAGTAAATCCGTATTCCAAGATACTGCCGCTTTTCTTTGAGCGTAAGCCATCAAGTTGTTTGGAGCAGGAACGAATAACAATTCAACTCCGTTGTAGTAAACTTTTGCAGTATTGAAGTTATCGCCAGTAATTGCAAAGTTAACTTGTTGCGCAGCACCAACCGCATTGTTAGCGTTGTAGCAAAGTTGTTTCCACGCTCTAGGGCAGTAGATAACTGTTGGGCTAACTGTATCTTCTAAGTTTTCAGCAGGAATAGCAGCAAAGATTTTCGCCATTTCTCCTGCAATATTTCCTGATGTTACAGTTGTTCCAGTTACTTTGATATAACCACCAACCGCAGCGTTGTCGTAAAGTACTTTTGCAAATACTCCATCAATAAGTCCAGCAGTTAAGGCAGCAACCGCAGTTTGTGTTGCAGCAGTGATTGAACCTTGTGCAGCGTTTGGAGTTAATGCAGCAATAGCAGTTTTTGTTGCGCTTGTAATACCACCCCAGAAAATTGATTCAGCATCTTGTGAAACGTTTGGTCCTACCATTGCCAAAACAGTTGAAGCAAACTCGCTTGATTCGATGTTGAACGCTCCCGGATTCATTGAACGATTGAAACGAGATGAACGCAAAGCCTCTTGTAAGAATGTTTGCTTGTACTCTAATTTTGTAGGTGTAATTGTGCGGTCTGTAATGTTGATTGATCCGCTTGAACTCAAAGCACTACCTGTGTATAGTTGTGCAGTTACGTCAACTCCAGCCTCTGTAAAGATTGTACCTGCTTTGATGTTGTCGTTAAATGTTACGTATCCATCGCTAATGGTTTTATTTGCGAATAATACTTCCTCAAGGATTGGTTCTACTGCAACCCCTCTAATGTCTACTGGTGTATAGCTTATTGCCATTTTTTTTAGTTTTTAGTTGTTATTTTAATTGTTTTTTGATTTCTCTGTGTCGCTCCAAAGCTGTCATCGCCTCGAAAGGTTTTGATTCTTTAACTTCGGGTTTTGCTTTTGTACTTGCGCTCAACTGAATTTCTTTAGCTTCTGAAATTTCAGCTTTCAATTCAACTTTCAAGTCGTTCATTTGTTTAGCCACTTCCGAAGAAAGGTTCATCACAATAGTTTTAATCAACGCTTCAAATTTTCCATCGTTACTCATTTCCACTTCTTCGGCTTCCATTTCTTTAACTCTGATTTCAGCGATAATTCCCGCTTCTGTAATTATCAAGACGTTGCCATCTTCTAATTCGTGTTCGCCCACTGGTGCAGGAGTAGTTGTGCCATCTTCGGCTACAATCATAACTTCTTGCCCAGCTTCAAAACTTGCCGCTTCTAAAACTGTAACGCCATCGCTAAGTTTCATTTGGGCTAGTTTTACATCCACCACTTCGGGTGTTGGGTTATCGCTCGATAGTTTTATCGCTGCAAACCCCTCTTTAATTGCATTTGCAATCGCTTCTAGATTCATATAGTTAGTATTTAAATTAATTTTCTCTAATCCGAATTTTGTACCATCAATTGAAAAGCCTTTTACCTTTCCCGTTTTAATATAATCGTTCCAAACCTCGTCGTTATTTATTTTCTGCATTGCGAATAAAGTTCCGATAGGTTGCTTAAATCCGTATAGTACTGATTTATCGTGTACTTCATCCTCTTTTATCCACGTTTCCGTAAAGGTTACATCCTCAATAAATTTACCATCGTGTTCGATAGTGCTATTATTTTGAAATCCATTTTTTATAAACTTTTCGTGAATTTCTGTAATCGTTTCCGCTTCAAACATAATGTTAAACGGTTCGCCTCCATCGGGATCGTTTCTCATTATTAATTGATTTGGTATAAGTACCGGCCCTACTACGATTCTCTTTTCATCGCTTACTGTTGCAAGTTGAATATCTGTTTGCTCTGCACTAAGTGAAATAAAAAGCTCCTTTGTTGCAGGATCATCCACTAACGAAATTGCGTAAATTCCGCTCTCATCATTTTCGTTTAATATTACCTTGTACGTTTGCATATCTTTAAGACTGAATTAAATTTGTTTGTTATAAACTTTTAACCAAGTGAGGCATTTCGAATGATGTTACGGTCTAGTGATTGCCCCGTTGTTACATCGCTAGGCACTACATAAGCCTTAACGGGTGTTTGTTCATTAGTTGCCATTATACCCGCTAATTGATTCACTCCTGAATTACCTACTACGTTAAATTGTGGTGCTGCGCCACCGCCTCCACCGCCACCTGCTCCTGCCATCGATGGTGCTGCGCCACCGCCCCCACCGCCTCCAGAAAGTAACGCTTTTGCTCTTGCTATGTTTGCTAAAATAGTTGCAGTACCAGTAGCGTAAAATGCTATTTTAGTTGCTAAATAAACTGCCGGAGCTGCTGGTCCGGGTGCTCCACTTGCTGCACCAGCCGCACTTTGTTCAGTACCTTGCATCATTTTTGAAAATGCAATAGCACTATCCGCACCAATTTGAACAAGTGCAAGTGCTTTCATTGCCGCTTGCCCCGCCTTTCCTCTTGCTAATCCGTTGGCTTGAATAGATGCCAATAAATTTTCGCCACTTTTTGCAATACTTGCAACTGCATCAGTATTTAATTGAAATTGCTCTATTCTTCTTTGACGTGCCTCCTCTGCTCTTTCATCTCTTGCGGTTTCACTATCATAAATTATTTGTGCAGTTTGTAATTGAAATTGTTGTTCCGCGGCGATTTGATCTTCTTTAAATTTTGCGTCTTTTTCTCTTTTTGCTTGATTTGCAGCGTCTAAATTTTCTAACGATGTAACGTCAAAATCGCCTTGTATTTTGTCATTTTCTTCATTAAACTTTTTATTTAATTCTTTTATTTTTGCTTTTTTTTCTGCATCTGTAAGCTCTTCTTTCTTAGCATCTTCTGCCGCTTTTTTTTCTGCTGCTATTCTTTTCTTTTCTCTTTCATCTTCACGCTCTTTATCGGCTGCCGCTAATTCTCTATTTAATCTTTTTGCTAACTCAACTCTATCCTTTTCAGAATTGCCCTCGTCTTTTAAAGCCTCTAAATATCTATTTTTGGCATCAATTTTCTTTTTAGTAAATTCATCTAATTGATCGCCTTGCTGCTCTAAATATTTTTTGTTTAATGCAAGGGATTTGTCGGCCGCCTCACGCATTGTATCCAATGCTCTTGAAGCATCGGAAGTAGCCCCCACAAAATCCGTAACAGAATCAATAATACCCCCGATGAATTTACCTACTGAAGCTAATCCTGGAATAAAATTTAGAACTACCTCTTTAACTTTGTCAAAGTTTTGGTATAATGCAATCAATCCAACTACTAGCGCCCCGATTCCAGTTCCTATTATTGCCAATCTTAGCAACTTCATTCCCGTTGTTGCTGCACTTGTTGCTGCGGTTGCCGCTACTGTTGCAGTTGATTGCGCTGCTGTTGCAATTACATCCTCTTTTTTTAATGCAATCGAACCCGTTTGAATAAAATTATTTGCAACTTGAACTATATTAAGCGATTTAATAACCGCTCCCAACTGTTTAAAACTATCTACGCTTTCTCCTATTTGTTGAAGTCCTTGAGATAGTGCCATTGCGCTCTGAACTTTTAAAAGTGTCTTTTCAACTTCCGCAGATTCAGCACCAAATAAAGCCATTCCACCTTGCACCGCAGCAAATCCACCTGCAACTCCAGCAAGTGAACTGCTTAACGCCTTAAATTTAGCATCGGGGTTAAACGCATCTGTTAACGCTTTTGCATCGCCGATTTGGTCCTTTAATTGTCCTGCACGTTTGGCAGCTTCTACTGCTTGTTGTGAAGTAGCTCCAAACTTTGCCGATAACTCCGCTACATCCGCTTGCGCTGCTCTTAATTGCGAACGTAAAGAACCAACCGCCTCATCTGCGTTGCCTTGTATTTTTATATCAATAACCTTTTCTATTGCCATTTTGCTGCTTTTTTAAATAATTCCCAATTATTTGTATATTGATATTTGCCTTTTGCGATTTCGATTATTTCGTTGCCTTTATAGTCCTCTGCTATTTGTAGCATATCTAGTATTTGTTTAAGCATATTGATTGATTTGGATTTGAATAGTTGTTGAAACTGCGCCTTCAAAGTACTCTAATAATACATTGTCAGTTCGATTAACTCCGGTTGTATTTGCTGGAACTGCAACATTTAAAAGCCCATCTTCGTAAACATTTCCACCGCTTGTGTAAGTCCCTACTAAGTATCCCGTTGCTAGTTTTGAACGCCACAAATCAAAGTCTTTTAAGAATACTTGCAACTCGATTGATTGCGCTGTATTGTCAAGAGTCATTGTTTGAATGTTTGTTAATCTTAAAATCTCGCTTCCTATTTGCGATGGTTCGCTATTATCTAAAATCAACTCAAAGGAAGTTTTGCCGCTTGTTAGTTCGGGTGTCATTGTGTTGATTATGTATCGTTTATTTGAAACTATTAATTTATCTTTTAACTTAATTGAGCAAATCAAAGATGTTGGAAGCATAGCTTTTAATTTAAGTATTCTAGTACGTTGGTTAAATAGATTTTCAATGTATCCGCTATAAAACTTATCGTATAATCCTGTAAAATTAATATCTAAAAACCAAGATGAAATTTCAGCACCCCAATTTAAAGATTGAACGTAACTTAAATCTGTACTTGCTAAAGGCAACTCATTGTTAAACCTAACATATTCCGATATGTTATTTGTATTTGTAGTATCTGATATTTTAATGTCGGGAGTTACTGGCTGCACCCCATTGCAATAAATTAAACTCGGCTTTGGAACGTATGCGTTATTATCTTTATTAAACATTGTCGCAGTGATAAAATCCGTTCCAGTTTCGCGGTCAAACATAAAATTTTCAAAAGGTAACGCTACTTCGTAAGTTTCCGCAAATGCACTATTTTGATTTTCAAAATTTAAGTCGCCATATTCTTTGTTGAATAAACCTCTGAAAATTTCATTTAAAGCATTTTCAGACTTTTGGTATTTGAACGATATACGTTTGAATAATTGTGGAGGGTTTATGTCGATTGAATCTGTATCCACATACTGCGTTATATCGATGTTCTGACCGTCTAAATAGTAATCGGGTAACGGTTGTAAATTAAATGAAGTGTCAGATGTTGGTATTACCATCAAATTAAACATCTTAATCAAACCCTCCATAAATGAAACAACGGTTATATCAGGGACAAATGATTTTATATCAATATTTGATACTGTTGTTTGTGATGGGCTTGTGGCTGTTAATTTTTGATATTCAGAATATACACCAGTCGAGTAAAAACCTATTCTTCTTTTTCTTTGAATTAACTCACTTGTAAAAGTTATACCTAATTCCGAACTTACAAAAAAAGTAAATAAATATTCTGGACCAACGTTACTTACATTTATTAAGTAATTTATATTTCCGACTCGGTTTAATGTAGATGTAAATAATACTCCATTATTATAAACATAAACATTGTAGGGATTTGTTGATGCTGTTGTAATTTTTAAACTTAATTCTCTATTTATAAAAATTGTATTGTTAATTGGTGTTGCTGGTGGATTGTAAAATTGATTTATAGCGTTAAAATTATAAGTCAATAAATCTGTTGTTAAATCTAAATCATCAAACCCCGCTCCTATTTCTGTGTCTATAAAAGCGCCAAATACATCTTCAATAATTGTGTCAGATGCTTTAGCAGTAAAGTCAATTTTTAATTGTTCCGGTCTAATCGTAAATTCATCTTGATTTTTAAGATAAAGAAACAATTTGCTAAAAGTCAAACTTTGAATAAATGCGCCAGTAAAGGTAATTCCGTATGCGCCTTGAATATACTCTAAAATTTTTGTTACTCGTATCGCTGGAAATATCTCGTTAAATAATAATTTTCCCGCAGTAGTTGAAATATTATCGGCTGCGGTTGCTCCTGCTGCTAAAAATAATTTTCTTTTAGTTCCTATTAATGGGTAAAGTATATCATAATTATCATCCGTAACCCTTGCTTGAACATTTGTAAGGTCGTAAAGGTGATTTAACTCATCGTAGTAACTAATTCTCGCGCCATCCTCAAAGTAAGCTAGTGAGTTTAATTTATCAGCCTTAAACCTTTCCTTTAATTGCACTAAATTACCCGTAAAATTAATCGAGTAACTTTCAATTTTATTGTCTGTTTTCTTACTTCCTTTTAAAGACCACTTTCCAAACCTAAAAGGAATAGTGTCAATTTCAATATAACCGTAGTAAGTTATTCTATGGTCAAATGCATCGGTTAAACTCAAAGGGTTATCTATAATTGTTGCTCCTACTTCGCTATTGTACCAATGATATAAAATTTTGTTATTGTGGCTCGATGCCGGAATAGTAAATGCCTTTGAATAGTCCGTAAAAATCTTACCTAAATCCCTAAAATTTTGAATGGATGAAGTAACGGAAATTGATTCATCCGCAAACAATTCCAAACGGTGTCTAATTGGCGTTATAACGTCATCAATTAACTCGTCGATATAAATGTATAGTGCAACGTTTTTCATTTAATCTACATCGTTTATTAAGTTAAATGCGTACTCAAAACTCATTTCGTAGTTAATCATCTTATCTCTTAACCTAGTTTTCTTTTGGATTGATTTGTCTTTTAAGGTAACTGGTTCGTTATCGAGTAGTATAGTTTCGCTAGATAGTAGTTCAACAAGTAACTCGATTGTGTTTTCATCCACCCACCCAGTATTTAGTTTAACGCTTTGCTTCATATCGAAGTTAAACTCTTTCTTTTGCCCTCTTAATGGGTTGTAATCAACTGCATCGGCTAACAAATTAAACCCTTTGCTCTTTACTTCATAACTATCTGTACGTGCTTTAAAGAATGTTAAGTACTGCCAACCACCTTTTGAGTTAATAAACGTGCATTTTATTGGAGTGTAAAGACAATCATCCCCATTTAAGAAGTAAACGAACGGTTGTGCTGGAACTGCTCCGCTTGTATCGTATCTAACCTGTACGCTATTTCCGTTTTCAAGTCCTGCCGTTGCAGTTCGATAAGGTACTTTTAACATAAAAACTCCTAATCTCGCATCGTCTGCATCAAATATAACTACGTTTTCAATAGTTGTTCCGGCTAAATTTCTGTATCGGTAAACCAAATCGTACCCATCGCTATTATTGTAATCAACTAGCACGTTAAAATATTGGTTGTCATCGGCTCTGTAAATATTCACATCTGCATTTGTTAAACAAATAACATCTTCCGTTGATGATTGATTGTAACCGCCTTGATAATTGTTATATCCATTTACTGCGACAAATGCTTGTTCTTCTAATAAAGTCCATTCATCGTTTAAATCTACTTTCCAATAGGTATTAACTGTAACTAATCGCCACATATTAGCATCTTCATCCGTTGGAGTGATTGCGCTAGGTGCGATGTTCTCAATATCATCTTTTATGTAAGGCGAAATATTAAACCAGCAATCCCGATTAACTGTGTCAGGTATTTGCTTTTCTAGCGTTACGGTTTTGGTTGGTAACACTCCAGAAGGGTCAGCTATATCAACTACACATTTAGTATAAACCTGCGTAGCTTCATCAACTAAAATTTTATAAGGACTTCGAACAAATATTACTTTCATTTTATTTCTTTTAACGTGAACTTTAAAAACGTTTCAACATCCAAACCGTATTTCTCAACTATATTTTCATCCAAACTTTTGTAACTCGTATCAAACGCCTCTCTAAAAAACTTTGTTTCGGGTGTACCCTTTAAATAGATACTTCGGCTTATCATTGATACCATTTGCTTACGTGTAGTAAATCGCCCATCTTTGCCTCTTGTTCCTGCAAGTCCTTTGCGAACTACCCAGCTATCAATCGCACGTCTTAAACCTCCTTTTGGTCCTTTGCCACTTCCGTACTTATAAGGTGAGTTAGGTGCTTTGGCGCTTGAAATTTTACCTTTAACTCCATAATCTAAAAACTTCCAATAGCTTTCAGCGTAAAAATCAAATGCAATACTTCTGGGCATTTCCTTTGTTTCAAATCTCAAAGAGTCGGTCAACTTGTTACTTGTATTATGTGAACCGTATTTGCCTCCTTTCTTTAAGTTAGACTTCGCCCGATCAATAACAAGTTTTCCGAACTCATTTAAAGCCTGCTGAACGTTATCAATCTTCACAACAAACACTCATTGCGTTGTTTGGAATAGAAAGCGTTAAATCCACTTTCCATCCGTCTAACATATTCGTAAATTCTAAAAGTATAGGCGTTAAATCTGAAACGTTTTCAATCTCAATATCAAACTCATTTCTCGTTAACTGCATTTTGGTTAAGGCGTAATTTATAATGGCGTGGCAAGTGTTTAAATTGTCAATCTCATTATCGTTGCCTAGAAACTTATTATTTGATTTTACCTTTGACACGTTGCGAATATCTAGGACCGCAATCTCAAAAGTAAAGGTATTGCTTTGTCCGGGTGCAGATGCGCTCGTTATATTAATATGCGCTAATGGAAATATATTTTTCTTTACATTATCGATTATATCCGTTCCCTGCGTGATTGTATTAACGAAAGGAGCATCTTTTATGCTATCTCGGATGAAGTTTAAACAAGTGTAGTATTGGTTCATTTCTGTTGTGTTTGTTTTATTCTACGTGCTTCCTCTTTGCTTTCATCAATCAAGTAAGATAATAACGTGAGTGATTCAAAAAGAGGTTCTTTTCCAACGTCTGAAATTCTAATTTTAAGTTCTCTTGCAATTGTGATAAAAGATTGGTACCATCCCCAGCGTTCGGTAAAACTTCCTCCAAATTCAGCTTCTCCCTCGCTGCCATCTTGGGAATAGAGCAAAGGGTAGTCTGTAATAATTCGCTGAATAAACTCCAAAAAAAAACCATTGCGCCTCTAACTATGTGCATAGGTGTATCGTTGAAATTTAAAGCAAGAGATTCATCGCCTGAAAACTCCTCAATCTCGTAATATTTTTCTCCGTTTACTTTTAGGCTTTTCGTTATCGGTCGGTACATTACTGAAAGCATCAACTCTGTGAGTTCATCTTTGCCCATACACGTGTCAATGGTTGCGTGTTCCCCTAGTGAGATTCGTTCCATATTAGGAATAAATCCGTAATTAACGCCATTCATTTTGAACGTGCGTGTAAGTGCAGGAGATTGGTCGAGCGTTTGCGAAATTGTTTTTACTATATCGGCAAACTCCAGCGCTGGAAGTTTCATCACATCGGCAACTTCTATGTTACAGAATATCGCAACCATCTGAATGCAAATGTACGTTTCATCATCCGCATTGTCGGCTACGACTTTTTGGTAACGCTTGTACTGCGATAGGGTTATTTCTTTTAAATCTGTTGGAATTACTACTCTCATATTAATAAGACTAAAAATTGTCGTTTTGTTTATGTAATTATTACTTTTCGTGTAGGTTTAATTGCAAGTTGCATCATCGCGAAGTATCGAAGCGCATCAATAGCGTGATTCATCGAGTCAATCGGCTTGTTAAGTTTCTTGCCAGTCTTATCAACATCCCAACTATACGCTCTCAATTCTTTGATTAGGTTCACGCTTGACTTTGTGATTAACATTTGCCTTTGTTGCAGTACCGAAATCCCAAAATTAATTGAATCAGCACCCTTTACAACCGCTTTAATATTATATCCTGCTCGCCTTATTTCCTCGATGCTTTTCGGCTCTGCACTATCGGCCCAAATTGGCAGGCGTTTATCGTGGCTCATTAAGTTTATTATATCGGAGTTGAGTAGTGAGGTCGAATATATTACCTCGTTGCAAATTATTTTACCATCGTATTCGTGAACCTCGATTAGTGCGCTCGGATCGTTGCTATATCCAAAATCTAACCCGTAACCGATTAACTTTGCCTCTGTGGGTATTGTATCTATTAACTCGTAATTTTCGAATATAACGCCCTCCAGGGTTCCGAGTTGCCCTAATCCGTAAACCTTGTACCAGTTATCCCAATACGATGAAGTTAACGCCTTTACCTTTGCTTTGTTTATAAAGTTTAAAGCTGATTCAGGACACGCTTCGTTATCTAAATAGTTTACGATTATGAAATCTACATCGCTATCGTTTTGGAGTTCGGTGTGGAACCAAAATTCGTTTGTTGGATTCCAATCTAAATAAACTCCTAATTTAGTTCGTGAGGCAAGTTCGGTATAAGCGTGAAATACCATATTGTTCGCTTCGTTCATATAAAGATAATCACGCCTTGCACCTCTTAACTTTGCATCATTATCCGCTGAAAAAAACTCTATTTGAGAACCGTTGGCAAAAGTGTATTTAAAATCGGTTGCGTTCCATCGATTGTCAAACCATCTGCCGGTCTCTTTCATTATCTTTTTAAAATCTTTCATTGCACCACGTTTGAGATGCGGGATTGATTCAGCGACTACACTAATTTCGGTTAACTCTGTTTTGGTTGCGAGGTTAATTAAAATAGGAAGCACTCCAAAGGTTTTCCCCGCTGAAGTGCCTCCTTGTATTCCTTTGACAAATTTTGTCAAATTAAGTATTTTATTTATTACTGTGGTTCGAATGAACATTAGTCCGGAAATAGTGGTTGCTCTGCAATTATAGTATTTTGAACTTGCTCGGTCAACCCGTTTAATCTTTGAGTTATGCTCGGATTGTACACTCCAGCCATCCCGCCCTCGATTTGGTCTTTACGTGTGTGTTTTTTAATATATGAACAGATAGTTGCATAATCATCGTATCGGTTATCTTTATTCCTTAAATAGTCTCCTAAATCGGAAATAATATCATTATCTGCTAACCAACATTCAAACCCCTCAATAGTAAGAGGTCGTTCCTTTTCTTTGTAAACTTCCAAAGCATCTTTTCCAACCCAATCTTTAACTATAAAAGGATTGTTTTTAGTTTCCTTTTGATAGCAATGAAAGTACTCTTTTAGCTTTTCGGGTGTTTCTATGTATTTAGTTCTCCCCATCGTTAAATAATTTATCTAAATCCTTTACCATTATCGCCATTATCTTTTCGCTTTTGGTGTTGGTGTTATCCAAGCCGAAGTATTTAAGATATAAGGCTGGGATGTTAGGATTATCACTATTAAACTCTTGGCAGTCCTTACAATCGATTTTACAAATAGGCTTTTTGTGAGTCCATTTATCCATAGTGAATTGTCTGTCCTCACATTTGGCACATTGCTTAATTCCAACTGCATCTGTGATCTCTTTTACTATTGTTCCGAGTTTTGGTTTTTTACTTGCCATATCAATTTCTCTTTTACCATTTTATTAATTCTGTGAACTGTTTGGATGTGAATACCTGTTTGCCTTGAAAATGGTCTTTGCCCCTCTAATGTTGAGCAAACAAACATTGTTTTTTCGTACCAAGTTAGCCGCTTTGAAAGTTCATCAAACTCCGGGAGCGTTACGTATTCATCATCAATAATCTCAAACCTTGTAAAGTCATCGATTAGTATTTCTTTTGTCTTTAAACTATCGTAAAACAAGTTTCGTAAGATGGTGTAAATGTACGAATTATTTATATTTTTGAACGTGTGCGCTTTTAAATACATCTCCTGCACAATATCGTCAGCAAGGTCTTTGTCTTTCGTAATCTTGAAAGCCATCAATCGCCAGTCGCTGTCTCGTTGTGCAAGTTGTTCAATCACATTAATAACATATTTTTTCTCCTGCTCTTAAAATACCTTGTTTTGTAAAGTTTTTTTGTACTCCGGTGCAATCGTTTTCCATCACTCCAGATGTAAAAACTTCTCCACTTGGCAAATTATAAGTTGTGCCTTGTAAAATTGTCGAACATCTGCAATCGGCTTCCTCTTGCGGAGTTGTGCTTGTTTCATCTGCAGAGCAGGAAAATAAGGCTATTGCTAATATAAATAAAATTCGTTTCATCATTCAAATGTATTAATTATTTTCTAATGTTTTACTTTTTATTCTTACTCTTACCCAGTCGGTAACATTTTGCTTTGGATCTAAATCTATAACATCATCGTAAACGGTGTTATCTAAATCATCTTTTCTGCAAATTTGCCTAGCATCTTTAAAAGTTAAATTTTCTTGCATTAGGTAAAGTTGGAAGATTTTTTTGTCTGTTGTTAGTACTGCTATCATGGTGTGTTTTATTTAATTAATGTATAATGTTTTATTAAGTCTGTTTTTTTAATATTAATACAATCCCAAACATCTTGAGCGTTAAAAGCTTCAACTACATTTTCCGAACCGCCATAAATTTCGTAAAATATTTCAGCGTATTTACTTTTCCAAACTTGCATTGGTAATATTTCGTTACTCATTTTTCTATTTCTTTTAATTGTTTTTCTCTAATATTTTTAATTTCCCTCTGGAGGTAGTCAACTGCCTTTTCTAAATCGTGTAACTCGTTTTGTTTTTTTCCTGCTCTGCAAATGTATTTTAATACATTAAATCGGAAAAAATTAAGGTTGTAATGAAGTGCAACATCTATTAAATCGTAATCTTGCCCTGAATCGTAATGTAATGGCGTCATAATTTTATTTTTCATCTGATTATTGGCACTTTTTTATATTTGATGCCGTTTTATAGGTTATTTTCTTTTTTATAAATTTCTAATAGTTCTTTTGCTGTGTACTCTTTTCTGAAATCTGAAAATCTTACCTCTTGACTGCCTTTCATAATAGAATAAGGAGATTGTTCGTTTGTGAACCACTCTGCAAATCCAATAGCAAATTCATCTGCTATTTGTTCGCAAAATTCTGCATTTACTTCTTTATCTTGATATACATTATCGCAATACTTACTAAAATTTTCTCTTAATGTCATCTTACTTTTTGTTGTTACATAAACCCCAAAATTTAGGGTTTATCTTGTGGTGAAAGGTTAATTTGTTGTTTATGTGTTTCGCAGCTCATTTTATGAACTCCCTCTTTTTGTCCGCAGTATTTACAAGTGCCATTGTGCCAAAATAAATCGCAGTTGTATTCATCCGCTTCTCGATTGGTGTTAATGTATGTTTGTCTAAATCCTGCTGGTGCAGTAAACCTATAACAAATTTCTTTTGAGGGGCAAAGGTGGTCGGAGCATTTTGATATATCAGCCATTTTTTAAGGTTATAAGTTTAAAATTTATTTTTATTTTAAGGTTATAAGTTTAAAATTTCTTTTTTAACTTCTTCCCAATATTCTTTAGCTTTTAAATTCCCATTCCAACATAAATTTAAAATTTCATCAACTGCTATTAAAGCGCATTGTTTACATTTAGGAAAAACTAAATCGTATCTATTTCCCATATCATAACCATATTTAACTTCTATTAATTTACAATTTATACTATAAAAATCACTAACTAATTTTTCTGCTTTTTCTTTTGCATTCATAAATTATCTAATATTTTACGAGTTGCCTCGTGATTAAACTTCTGCACAAAATTATCATTGTAATCAAATTCAAATCCAAATAGGTTCAAATCGTCGGTGTAAATAAAAAAATAATACCAGTGCCAATGTTCAACCTTTTTAATCCATTTGCAGGAAACTTGTAAATTTTTAGAAACTAGCAGGCATCGATAGGGCCTACCCAATTTTGAGACCTCCGGAATATTAGTCAAATTTAAATCGCTGATTTTCATTTCGTAAAGATTAATTAAATTTTTTTATCAACCTAATTTTATTTCAATTTTAACAGTTCCTTCCACTTAATATCGTACTGTAACTTTTTAGCAATTAACTGCTCACGTGAGAACTTCATCTGCCGAGTATCATTTGCCAGTTGCTCAATATCATTTGCGTATACTTCTCCGTATCTAGCAATCAAACCTAGTCTATAATTCAATTCATTTCCGTTTAAAAATCTATTGCACTTGCGGCATTGTTTGTGGCAATTCATTTCGTTGAAAATAACTCCGGAATAAATCTCGGCTTTTTTATAATGTCCGCCATCCCATAACTCGGTGGTTTTTACTCCGCAGGAAATACAATCCAAATCCGCATCTCTCAACCGAATAAACTTTTGAAATGATTTTTTAGCCTCTGCCTCTAATTGCGTTAGAGTTTTTAAGGTCGTTTTAAGCGATTGTTTTTCTTTTTGCCATACTTTACTCGCATTTTGTTTTACTTTCGCTCTAGCGTACTTAATCGAAGCGTCAAGGCATTTATCATCGTTGCAGAACTTTTGCAGAAAACGAGCTGGTGTAAATTTACTTTTGCAGTTTAGGCATCTTGGCATTTTATTCAATTAAGTACGGGAGTCCGTTTTTATTAATATCAAAACTAAATTGTTCAAAATGATAACCGCGTGAGTAGGGATTTGTAACTGTAACGCTGCGATCTGAATTTACGTCTAGGTTTATAACAGTCTCCGCCTTTTTTAGTACATAAGTTCCCAAGTGTCCTAAAGGTTTTCCGGTGCTTGCCGCTTTGTGTATAATTGCTATCACGTGGATGTTATAATCGTTGGTCCACTTCAAAATAAAATCACTAGCTTGTTTGCTCATTACAATATCGTTGGTGTTTTCCACTAAATCGGCAATCCCATCAATAGCAATTAACTTAACTTCTTTTTTGTAAAGTGTTTTTTGGTTTTTAAGGCAATAATCGATAAGTCCTAACCTTTCAGCGGATGATAAACTTCTTGTTGCATAACCTTTGTAATGTTCATAAACTGATCCGCTAATATCCTGGACTCGCCTAAAAGTTCTTTGAGTGTAAAATTTCCCTTGTTCAGTATCAAAATCCAGTATTTGATATTCTTTATCTCGATGGCTTTTAATGTTTGGGAATAGTGTTGATGCATTACCACCAATGTAGCAACCTATCAATCCCGATTTTAAAAAAGATTTCTTTGCTTTTGATTCTGCAACTATTGCCGAAAACTCTCCAGCGGTCATTATCGCAGTATCGTACATTTTATTTTTATATTCGTGCTGGCCGATTGAAAGTAAAATTTCGGGTTTTGGCATCTCTAGTGATAAATCAACAAAGCAATCGTTTTCTAGTTGGCTAAAATTAAATTCAACCGGTGCCTCTTGCATTAGATCATCAAAATTTATATCATTCATAGTAATTTATGTTTTTAATTATTTGATTTGCGGTTTTGTAAAATGATTTTTCAACTGCCTCAAAACTCCAATCCTTTATAAACTTTTTAGCTATTTCCTTTTGTTGCTTAATTATTATATCCTCGTTGTTTTTAGCATCCGCATTTGAGTGTACGAAATTAACATTAATCCCAATAGATTTTAAATAAGTATCAAATTCAACTTGATTAAAACTTTTATGTAATATTTGAGAATGATAGTTCAAAGGCCTTTTTAGTTCGTCATCAATTTTTTTTAATGCTACTTCCATCGATCCGTAATGCTCTAAATTTTGCCTAAGCTGGATTGAAAGTAATTTAGCGAATAATAAATTATCGTTTGCAATACTTTTATCCTGTTCATCGATACTATTTGAAATTAACTTTAGTGCGTTAACATCTTCTTGGTAAACTTTGCTTCGCTTAAACACGTTGTAAATGCGTTTAATGGCGTTATCTTCTTTCCAGCTCATATTCTTAATGGTATATGGTTATCTTTTGGCTTTTGTTCCTTTTCGATGTAAGATAGTGTTTGCAATAAAGCGGATTTCCAATTCTTAATTGGTTTATCATTTCCGTTTTTCCATCCATTAACAACCCACGCATCGTATTTGTGTTTTAATGCGGATATTTTTACGCTTGGTTCTTTTTCTTTACCGTAGGCTAAAAACAAATCCCAAGTTGGTATATTAATATCTTTAGATATTACATTAACATTTACATTAACATTATCATTAACAGTTGAAACCGTTGCAACGGAATCAACGTTCGTTAACGTTCGTTGACTTTCGTTGGATTTTATTAACGCTCGTTGCTCTGCGGATTTTTTACCCGCTTCACTCCATTGCTCACGCTTCTTTTCGTACTTTATCAAATCCCTTTTTAATTGCATCTTAATTGGCTCAAATGCAATATTTAAAAGCAATTCATCTGTTGTTGGATTTTCATCGTTTACGTAAGCGTAAATATGCTTTAGCAACCTACCAGCAACATCATCTGGAAGTTGATTTATTAAACCTTGACTATCTGAATATAGTACAAATGATTTTTTGTTTTCTGCCATAATAAATAAAAAAATCGCTTAGGTTTCGTTGTGGTGGCAACTACTCCCTTAAGCGATTAAATTTTATGTTTTGTAAATATAACGTATCCACCAATACATTATTACGCAAATATAAAAATAAATTCTAAATAATCAATCTAAATTCAATAAAATTTCCTCGTTAGGATTTGGGATATCAACTCCTAAAAATTCAGCACTCCATTTCTGAACCTCCATAACGTACTCCATAAACTGGACCGTACTCATTTCGCTGGAACTAATTTTCTCCGATAACACTTGGCCAGTATCAATATTTACAATCTCATTAATAGGAGCAAACAATGGAAGCAATATCCCGTAGTGAATTGAATCCGCACTTCTAAACTCGCCCGTAGCATCTTTTAAACCACTTTGTACAATCGGAATAACAACGCCCCAATAAAATGCGTTTTGATTGTTAGATCGGCTCTTTTTAAGTTTCTCAATAGTAATCACAATGTTCTTACCCTCAAACTCTGCAATCGCTTGTTTAACTTGCTCTCGGTTGCGTTTAAGATTTCCGTTCTCTACGCTGGAAATTATTTTGTGTTTCATAAGTAAAAAATTACGCCCCGAATTAACGAGGCGTTTTTTAATTAGAATGGTAAGTCATCTGTTTCAGGTACGTCAACCGATTCAACTTGCGCCTCCATCGGAGTTGATTCCTTCATATTTCCAAAATAAAACTTCTCCTCTTTTGTTGCTCCTTTAAAGTTTGATTGAAAGGATGCGATGTTTCCAAATTTATCTACTTCATCGTTAACGTACATTCGCACGTTTAAATAGATTTTTCCGTTTTCGGATTTTGTAAAAGCCTTGTTTCCCGATTTTGCCTGCTCAATTAATTTACTAAAATCGATTGAACCATAATAAGATTGTGCCATAAATAAAAAATTAAAGATTAATAAAAATTGTTTCTTGTTGTTGTGTTATGTTGTATTTGGTTTTAACCTGATCCAATGAAAAGCCTCCCTCTTTTGCCTTTTTTAGTATTTCAGTTGTAGCGTTCGGCTTTGGCTCAACTGCCTTTTGCCCATCGTCATCATCTGCGCCCACGCAAACGAATGATTGCAGAGAATATCTACGGGCGTAGCTTATTCCCGATCCCTGCGCTTGTGCATCGTTTATTTTGTTATAAACTATTTCCGTTAATGATTCCATCATTTCTCCAGTTTCGTGCAGCAAAATAGTCTTAACAAAGTTTTTGCCATCCACGTGAACAATCGGCTGAAGGACCGAAATACCGTTTGCGTTTAGCGTTGGTATTACTGCCTCCCGGATTGCGTTTAAATCTGCGTATTTGCTTTTAAAAAATGGATTAACTGCGCCTTTTTTGGCGTTGCTCATTTCTGACTGTGCTTTTAGTAAAGCGGTTGCAATGTTTTTCATAAGATAAGATATTTAATTAATTATTGTTTTAAAATGATATAGCCATACTACTTTTTCGTGGCGTTGTACTAACTTTTGGCACTTGAACTCCAGCCGCATCGTATATTTCGTTTTGCGATTTCAAAGCTAACTTTAGTAAGTCCTCACGTTCTTTAAGTTCTCGGTTGATGTCGCTCCAAACTTCGCAATCTTTGAAGTTAATGGTTTCTCCTCCGCTTCGGAATGTGCCTTTAAGTCCAAACGCTTCAAAGTTCTCTTGTGGGATAACTTTTATAAGTTCTGCATTAATAACATCTAACGCTTCGCCCATTCTTTTGGCTTGTGCTAATAGTTCAATTTTGTCAATCTCGCCAGCATCCAACACTTCTTTAATAAATGTTTTTGCAGATAGCTGGATCTCAAGTCGGTTTGGAAGGAAGTTTTGCGTGTCAATCTCTTGTTGGCGCATTAACTGAAATAAATCTTTTGACATAATGTTTAAATTAAAAAATCCTAACTTAAATCCTACGGGTCAGCATAGGCAAAGTCAGGATAGATTATAGT